ACAATCATAGTAAATGTATCCTTCTGCTTTTTCGTGACTCAGTTTAACGCCGTCAACTACTTTAAATACTTCATGATCCAGAGCATCATCAGATAACTCTTTGCGAGTGCGCAATGCCTTTTGTGTCCAGGGATATTTAAACTTCATCTTACAATAAACATCCTTTGATCCTTGCTTCTTTTGAAGAATATCTAGAATATGAGTAATACCGTCAATAGAAACGTGATTAGCAATTTGTTCGTGCATTACAATTGGAAATCTGCTAAGATTAAGACCTTTAGCATTAGGATTATCTAGAGATCCATACAACGAGACCGAAGTAGTAAGCTTTTCTACAGAACCATCTCGCCTAATAAAATTAACTGGAAGATCTACTCCAGAAACTCCAACTTTGTTAATAGGCACACGAGCTCCAGGAATTACCGGATCAATTTGAGGATCCGGCAAATCGCTGTCTTCTGGATAATGCTTCTCATCATACTCAAAATTTAGATGAGGCATGTGAGCTGAATAATTGTTATAATTAAATGACATAACGTTTATCTAATACTATAAAATTACAGATCAGCAAGCAATTTCTTCAAAGCTTCATCTGTAGATTCGTCTGTTTCATTAATTTCTTCCTTTACAGAAATTTTATTAACAACAGGATTAAATGGCGTCTCAGCTTCCTCAAACACGCTCTCGATTACTTCTGCATTCTTTTTGATTGACGAAGGCTTCTCGTTGCGAATTGGAGCGTATTCATCGTCAGAATCGTCTTCTACAACAGAACCAGTAGTCAAATTAAAAAAATGCTCGTCAAGCAAACGTTGCATTTCAGCTGGAGTTGTTTGTTTGTTTACAGCCTTGAGGTCATTTACCGAAGAGTAAATTTGTTCAACAGCTGCTTCATCTAGGTCTAGAGCAGACGGAGTTAGAAATTTAGAAGAGGCGTATGTAACCATTTGTTTGTTTCCACGACCTGAGCCAGTACGACTTTCACATTTAATACGAAGCGTGCTTCCATTGACGACGTCAAACACTTTCTCAACTCCAAATTCTGAGGCATCGTCTCCCTCAAGAGCAGAATCAATAATCTTAGCTAGCTCTTTTCCGTAACGAAGAATTTTGACCTTACCTTCATTTTCTGGAGTTTCTGGATCAGAAATAACGTATACGTTAACCATCCAAGCTTCTTTTCGTGACAAAACACGAGCTGCTTCTTTTTCTGATTCAGTACCTGTACGATACGTTTTTAGATAGTACGCATCAATAGGACATGTGTCTCCAAATGTAGTTGGGCACAGTGCTGTAACGTATTTGCCTGTTGCATTAGAATTCCAGCCATGATTGTAATAATGAAAAATAGTTTCTTTCGGAGAGTTTGGATTTGGTACCAAACGGACTTGGTATGTATTACCAGCAGAAAATTTCATAATTTCTTTATAAAGACTGTTACCGTTGCCTTCCTTTTTGTCTGAGGAAAGAGATTGCTTGATTGCTTCGAACATTGATTTAGTGTTAATACTCATAATTTCGCTTTTAATAATAAACTAGTTTGTTGATTTGGTCAACTGTTTTTCAACAAAATTTGAAAGAACAGGTGTTACTTTTTGAATATATGGTTTGAGTTCTGCTGACTTGTTATACAAAATATAAAGATTTTGGAATTGATCTACAAATTCGCCAACAAAGAATTTTTGAACATCTTCTGCTAAACTCTTAACGGAAGAAAATATATTAGGAAACCCCATAACGCTGTAAATATTAATTTTGTTTTGCTTATAGTGCTTCATCCACGTAAATGAGTCAGAAGAACGGTGGTTTGAATATTGATGAAAATAAATATTGTTCTCAATGCAAAATTTTGCAATAAAAGTCAATGACTCTTTAATTTGTTCTAATTGGCTGTCAGGATCTTGTAAAAATATTTGTTTTTTGTATGTCGTGTATGATTTAACTGCTCTCATCGTAGAAAAATAATCTAATCCAAAATATTCTACGTCTGGATATAGCTTGTATGGTGACCTAAAAAACAAATCTGGATTAATCTCTGGATGCTTTTTAAATAAAGTAGAAATTCTTTTTAAAAATTTGTGTTTGTCTGTATCAATAATATCAGAAAAATCCTTTTTAAGTTTAAATGGTTTATTTTTTTCGCTTCTTGATACCGCTAAGTGTTTGTTGAATAGTTGTTTTTCTAATTCGGTAATTTGACTTTGGTTTGCCATTTAATTTTCTTACTACAGATTTTGTAATCTTTGATTTTACTAAATTTGGGTACAAAATCAACAATGTAAATATCGATTGTTTGAAAGAATCAGAAGAAGTAATTTCGGTAAAAAATTGTTGATATTCAGATTTTTCTAAAAGCAAAGAAAATAACACAGTCGTGTTAATTTTTTTATTTTCAATCATTGATATTAATGATCCTGCTTTTAAAACTCCGTCTACAAATTCTCTCATTAAAATTTGATCGACAGGAGATGCATTAGAGTCCTCTAACCCGGTAATATTATCCTGTGGCATCTAAGCTACTTAGGCATTAATCTAAAGGCTTCAACATTTTTGTAAATTCAATAAATTCGTCAGTAAGATTTCCACCAGCAGCAGCTTCATGTCCACCTCCAGAGGCAATTCGTTGAACAAATTTAGAAACATCCACAATTGTATTATTTGAGCTTCGACGAACAGCTATTCTTTTTTGGTCTATTAGAACAGCAATCGCAACATCTACTTCAAATTTTTTAAATAGCCAATCGCAGCATTCTTGAACAAATTTATTACAAAATACAGCACCAACTTTTATGTCTTTTTGTCCTTCAAATTCAATATTGCCAAAAAACGGATTTAAAGTATTGATGTATTCTTTGCGATGTTTTTTATAAAGAAGAATTGTATTTTCTTTAAATTTATCAAATGGTTTAAATCCATCATAGTAATCTTCAACAAATGAATTAAATTTATCAGACATTGAATGGTAAACAATGTTTAAGTTTTCCGACAAAGGAGTTGCTTTTGTATTAGAATCCCAATCATCAGCCAATGCAATTAGTGTTTTTTGAGCAGGTGTAATTGCTTTACCAACAGCCTTAAAAAACGTATCATAAATTAATTTTGCACAGCTAGTTTCATTGTATATTCTAGCAATTGCGTTTTTAAATTGGTATAAATTTGTTTTATGATGATCAAGAATTACTGTAGTTTTTTGATCAATTTTTTCACCAATTTTAGAAACATCTAAATCTAAAAAATACAATTTGTCCCAATTCTTTCCTGATGCAACAAGCTTGTCGTAATCTTGTTCGAGTTTCATTGGAGTAGTTCCGATTACATCTAATCTTTTCCCATAAAGCCAACAAAGAACTAGATAAGAACAAACTCCATCAAGATCTGTGTGAACAACCACTTGTATTTTTTGATTACTCATCGATTAAACTATTTAGTGCTTTATCAACATTTTTTACAGTGTCTTCTGTTGAGTCTCCATCTGATTCAAAATAATCAGAATTTGTTTCTTTAAGAGTTAGTGTGTTATAATTGCACTTAAATGCTGCGCTACCAAAATTGGGACCAAAACGGTTTTTCTGCATTCCCATGTTAATAACTCCCAGCTCTCTATCCTCTTCTTCCTGCCAAAGCGAGCAAATAACGTCACAAGTAGCAGCTAAACCGATAGAGTTTTTTGTTAAAATGCCATTACAATAAAATAAACTATCACCTGTAACAGTTATGTCTATGGTTTCTTTCTCTCCGACGAACTCAATGTCGACGATTTCGTCGTTGTAATTCAAAAGCTGATCAGTAATTGTATTCTTTTCTTCTTGTTCGTTTAGTAATTTTTGAGCAACGCTCAAATACTCTTCGTCTGATGTCCCTGAATCCGTTAAACCAAGAGCTCTCAATATAGGAATACGTTTTGCAATAAAGTTTAATATGTTTTCATTCATGTGTTAGAATTTTGTTTTTAAGTTCATTAATGTCCATTAGACTATCCGACCAAACATAGACAATTTCAAATCCAATTTTTTCGGCAATTATTTTCTTTCGAGAATCCCGTTCAAAGGATTCTTCGTAACTCACCATGGGATTTTTCCATTCTTTGGGATCTCTAGCATGCCAGAATGGGTCGTTATATTCAACAATAATATGTTTGGATTTTACTACAAAATCGAAAGCATAATTTTTGAAATATATCTTTGTGATTTAAATTCTTCTTGCCCCACCTTTGAAAATATGTATCAAAAATGTTTTCATTTTTGCAAATATTGTTTTTTGTTTGTTGCATACAATACTATTTAATCTATCCCCTATCTGTAATCCCTCAACTATAGAGATTCTACCTCTTTTTGTTGGAAACTTATGCTTTTCGCTCACAATAATCTCTTTGCCAGATTTGAGCTTGATCTTATAGCACGGTTTAATTTTTGTGTGATGTACTTGCGTAACAGTTTTGAATACATCGTTTGAAATAATTTGATCTCCAAATTTTACATCTTTGATTTTTTTCTTGGTACCATCTCTAAGTGTTATCTCTTGATTTACCTCGATGCATTCGGATATTCCTTCCATACCTGGAGATGCAGTATTAAAGCTGCCACGATTCAACTGCGTAGCTGAAACGATTGGTATATTATACTTAAATGACAGTGCTCTCAAATGTTCTGCAATCTCTTTAACAGATTCGTATGAATTAAGATTTTTTGCAATTGGATGTATAAGATTAATGTAATCAATTACTACAATATCCGGACTAAACCCTCTGTGTTTTAGTTTTGTAATAAACGAATCAATGTGGCGAACAGTAACAGTTTTTGGTGGATATTCTTTTACAACTAATTTACTATTAATATTTTTTTTAATATGTTTTAGTTGTTCTTTAAGCTCATCAGTAAATATTTTAAGATCGTTATGAGGAATTTGAGTAAGTTGAGTACTAATGCGCTTAGAGTACATAAATTCTGACATCTCCAAAGATACCAGTAAAACATTTTTGTCAGCAAGAAGCATGTTTGTTGCGATGTTTCCTAGTACAATTGATTTGCCAACATTAACTTGTCCTGCAAATACAGTCAGCGTTTTTGGAAAAAGTCCGCCTTCAGTTTTCTTGTCGAAAAAATCCCAACCTGTAGGAATTGGATTGTATACAGCTGTTAGGTCTTTAATGTGTTTGTCTACATCTTCAAAATACCAATGTCCTAAATTTTCTTTTAAAGTAATATTGTAAGCTTTTTCGAAGTCCGCAAGCACTTCCTCAATCTTAAAAGATTGATCAGAAAACCTTTCCGCAACGTTGAGAATTGTCTTGTATACAAAACGTTCTTTGAGAAATTTTTCTGTATTTGTAATTAGCTCGTCTTTATTAAAAGGACCTTCGAGTTGAGCCAACTTTGG